ACGATGGCGCCGCCATCAGCCGGCGGTGACCGTCGCGCGCCTCGAGGTCGGTGCGGTACAGCGGCGGCGCGGTCGCGGTCTGCCAGCCTTCCGCAGGGTTCGGGTATGTCCCTTGGATGCCGTTGACGCTGTCGGCCAAACTAAAGAACGGCCGGAATACCTGGCTCTCACTCGACAGCAGATCGGCATCGGTCCAGGCAAAGGTCGGACTGTCCGGCGCGCCTAAATGCACCTTGTAGAACCCGCCGATCTCGGAAAGCCGACCCTGGCACGCCGTCAGCAACGCCTCGATCGCGTTGGCTGGCTGCGCGTCGATATTGATCTGGCCGCCGGCGCGATAGGTCGGCTCGGTGCCTGACGTGCTGGCAATCAGATCGCGGCATTTGGCGATCTGCGCATTCCAGTTCGCCGCCGGTAACCGCGCGGCGCCTGTCATGTTCTGCAAACCGTAGAACCAGGCGCCGTTGTAACGGATGCCGCGCAGGATGTTATAGGCCTGTACCGCCGGCAGTTGGTCGCCGTCGCCGCCCCAGGTCGCGGGATCGGAATAGCGCTGCGAACCCGAACCGCCGTTGGTACTGTCCTTGCTCGGGTCGTAAAGCGGAATTCCCGACAGCACAAACTTGAAGGTCGGAAAACCTGTGAACAGGGTATCCTCGACCAGCGCGGTCATGACCACGTAGGCAACGCCGGTACCGATCCGGGTTGACGGATAGGGCCGCTCGGCCGAGCTCACAGAGCCGGTCAGCAACGGGTCGGCGGATGTCTGGGTGCCGTCGTGATACCTGACAAACAGGTGATTGACTTCGCCCGGACCCGGGTTCTTGACATAGCCCTCGAGCGGCGCACCGAGCACCGGGTCTGCCGGCACTCCCCTGATGGCGCACTGCTCGCCGTTGACCCAAATCTCCAGCAGTTGCTCGCCAGGCAAATCCGAAACCGCGATCACCTGGGTCAGGAATGCGTTCGGCGTCTCGCCCGCGTTGCCCCAATAGTTGGCATAGACGAGACTGCCCGCCGTCATGTGGCGTCCGAGCCCGAACGATCGCGGCACGTCGCCGCCGGCCGTCAACGTCCCCTGCGTTCCGAAATGGTCCTGCGCCGCCGGCTTGTTGGTATCTTCCTGGCCCGACAGCGATTTCATCACCGCCGAGACGGCATAGGTCGCGGCAATCGACAGTCCGACCGCCGCAACGCCGATCGCGAACGTCGAGGTGACGCCGATAAGGCCAAGCAGCGCCGTCGCGGCCAGCGTAAAGATCGCCACTCAGATGGCCTTCAGAAAATGCGTTTCGGCAACACGAAAACCGCGGCGCAGATAGAGCCGGCCGACCTGCGGGTCATCGCCCATGCCGGCCATGCCGATGAATGTGCAGCCCTGATCGCGCGCCCATAGCTCATAGCCGTTGAGCATCTTGACCGCACCCAGCCCGCGATAATCCGGCTCGATCCACCACACGGTTTCGCGCGCGATCCACACCGGCCCGAACGGGTGTTCGTGAGCAACCGCCATCAGCACACCTTGCGCCGCGCCCTCGACATCGAGCAACAGGCACAGGTGCCTCGGCATCAGATGCAGCAGAAACAACCGCTCAGCATGGGCTGGCTCGAATGGAAAGCTAAACCCGGTCGGCCCGCCGGCGTCGTCGAACCCGGCCGCGTCACGCGAGTGCCGCAGCAGCGTGATCACCCGCGCCTTGTCGTCGATCGCCGCTTGCCTGATCATACAGTGCCCGTGGCGCGGCCCCAGAAGTGGTTCCACTCCCCCACCACCGCCGCGTCATGGAAAAAATCGTCGGTCGCATTGCGCAGCTTTTGTGAAGCGTCGCTTCTGGTATCCGGGTTCGACCGCGTCAGTTCCACCGTGTTCGACGTGCATGACAGCGAGACGTCGCCGCTGTCGCCTTCCTTCGGCGTCGTGATCGGCGCCTCGTCGATGGTGCCGACGAACCTCGGGATTGCCGGTGCCACCATGGTCCGGCTGCCGGGGTCGAACAGCCCGCGGTAGATTTCGACCCTGCCCTGCTTGCAGTCGTAGCCGCGCACCAGGTTCTGCACGCGGTCGGCGACCTGCGACAGCGTCACCGTGATATTTTGGACCGTGATGTTGGACACCAGCGGGATATCGGATATGGCAATCAGCGAGCCGGCGCCGGCCCAGGTCCGGGTCGAGATGCCGCCGGTGTCGGGATCGATCACGTCGGCGGTAATGCTGCCGATGTCGGACCAGTAGCCGTCGGTGACCGGCGATCCGTCGGTGCGGTTGCGCACCACGAACCAGATGAAGTCGCGCGGCATCAGGATGCGGTTCTGCAGCGCGGCGTAGTTGGCGGCGGAAATATCCCTCACAGCCGCGCTTCCATCGCCTGAAACGACAGCGTGCCCCAGCCATTGAGCGAAGCATCTGCCGACACGGTATCCGGTACCACCGCCATCTGGCAGGCCGGCTGCTTGACCGAGACCGCGGCGCCAATGGCGCGGCCCGGCCAGATATGCGGCCGCACTTCAAAGAACCCTGTCGTGCCCGCGGTCGCCGTCGCTGCTTCCATCACCTGGTGCAGGTCGCCGGCAACAGACAGATAGTCGCCGACCGACAGCTTGAAGCCGGCCGGCAGATGCGACACCGAAATCAGCTTGCGGTTGGTGTCGATGCTGGCGAGTTGCGCCGTGGTGCCGGGAAACGATCCCCCGGTCGGCCATGATCCGTTCGGATAGGCCTGTGGATAACATCGTGACATCGGATAGCCCCAGAACGTCTGCAGGCCGTTCTCGAGCGCGGTCAGTTTTGCCCGCCACAGGTCCAGCGTGTTCGGCGACAGCGTTTTCGTCGTCGCGCGCAAGGTCCACAGCGGCGAGCCCATGTCCTTGACCAGCACCCGGCCCGAGGCCTGCGTCGACTGCTCCTGACGCCAGCGCAGCGAGAAGCCGGTGGTCCAGCCGGGAAATCCCGGCAGCAGGCTTATCGGATAACTTATCGTCATGTTAAGATTTTCGGTTCCATTTGAGGAGCGTCCGCCTGCCTTGCGATGTAGGCCACCGCCTCACCGCGCGTTGCGACCGTGGCCCGCACCACGTTGCGGTCATCCATCACGCGCCACAGGTGCCGCCACATCACCACTCTCATAAGCCAGGCACCCTGCCGCGCCGCGCCTGCTGGATCGTCGCCACCGTGCGCGAGGCAAAGGTCGCGCGGTCCTGCTCCATGATCTGCGCCAGCCGCGCCACCGCTTCCACCGAAGCGCCGCGGGCATCGATCGCGGGTGAATAGACGATGGCCCCGCCGCCGCCAGAACCCGAGCGCAGCACGTCGTTCGGTATCACCTGCGATCCGCGCGGCAGGTTGACGAGCTCTGGCCCGTGCTCGCCAACCATGGCCATGCCGCCGGGCGCAAAGTCGGTGCCGCCGGCAAAGCCCTTGAACAGCGAAGCGAACGGCGATGTCGTGCCACCGGCGCCCGGCGAAAACAGCGACATCACCGTGGCGTTGATTGCCGCCTTTTCCAGCGTCTTGATCAGCGATCCGACCACATCGTTAAGCGACTTGCCCTCGACGATGGCGTCGGCGAACGCGGTCGACAGCGCCGATCCCACTTGCTGGCTGGCGGAATTCAACCGCTGCATCGCAAACGATGCCTCGGCGAGTTGCTGCTTTGCGCCTGCCGCGCGCGCGGCAATGCCGGCAATGGCGTCCTGTGTTTCCTGGCTGATCTCGTTGTTCTTTTGCAGCGCCGCCTCGGTCAGCAGCAACTGCACGCGGTACTCTTCCTGCGCGTGCGCGCTTTCGCCCAGCGTTGCCGCCTCGGCGACCATCGCGTTGGTATGCTTTTCAATCGACTTGGCCTGGCGATCGAAATCATCCATCGGATCAGCACCACCGCCGCCACCGGCCTTGCGCGCGAACGGATCGACCGCGGTACCGCCGGCGATCCTGACCCTGATCGGTGAGACCTCCTTGGCTTCCTTGGCGCTTTTATTGGCATCCTCGATGGTTTTGCCGATCTCGCGCCACTTCACCAGCGCCTGCTCGGACATGCTGCCGAGCAATGTGCCGGATTGCGCTACCGACAGTTTTTCCAGCGCGACGATGATGTATTCGATCGCCGTCTTGAGGCCGCTGAAAAACGTATCGATGGCGCCATGCTCAAGGGACTGTATGAATGCCGCCCAGATTTCCTTGATGGCCTTGCTTTCAGCCGCAATCACTGCGAGGTCGGGTGCTGCCCGCGCCGCCTGCTCGGCCAGTTGCCTGACGGCGTCACCGCCCTTTTGCAGCAGCGCCACCGAGTTTTCCGGAATGCCGAGATTTTTGGCGATGTCGATCGCCTGAATATCGTTTTTGGCGTGCGCGATAATGTCGGCGACGATTTGCAGGGTTTGCGCCGCGGTCATGCTGTCGCGAGACACACCCTTCATGAATTGCGGGTTGGCATCGAGCAGGGTTTTCAAGGCGTTGTCGCCGCCGCGCTTCATCTCGTCGAGCGAGAACGCCACCGCCTTGACCGCGGTATTGATATCACTGATGGAAGCACCGGCCTTGATGCCGGCCTGTTGCAGGCCGTACAGCCACTGCATGGAGATTTCGGTGTATTTCGAGGTTTTCTCCAGTTCGACAAACCGATCGATCAGGCTTTTGACGCCGTCGACGGCGCCCTGCAGAGCCTTGTCGGTCAAGCTGGCAAACAAATTCCCGAAGAACGAAGTCGACACCTTCGGGTTCATCCTGGAGAACTTGTCCTCGATGTCGCCGACGGCCTTGTCAGCCATGATGCCAGCCGCGCGCATGTCCTTTTCGAACTTGGTCAGTTGTGCTGACAGCGCGACGACGAGGGATGCGGTATTATCGGCCATGGATCATTCTGCTGAGTATTTCTCAATCGTCTTGGTGATCTTACGGCGCATCGAGGACCGCATGCGCTTGCGCATCAACCGGAAGGTCGGAAAGAAGAACGGCTCGGCGGTCATCCTGGTGGTGCCGAATTCGACCGCGCGCGCATAGTCGTAAGCCTTGCCGGCGTGACCGACAGTGGTGCTCTCGCCGCCAGCCTTCACGCGGACAACGGTTGGCACCTTGCCGGGTTCTTTGCGGATGGAATTGGCGAGGTTGCCGGTCGGCCCGTGCTTGACGACGTTTTTCATCATGGTGACAAGCGTCGTCGATGTGGCGTCGAGTTCGGCGACCGCGTCGTTATAGACCTGGCGTTGCATGTCGACGGTGAGCTTGCGGAAGGCCAGCACGGATTTATTGGGTGCCATGGCTCGCCTCTAGCTCGGCCGACGCCTGCAGCATCCGGTCGAATTCGTCGTCGTTCGGCGCCTCGGGTTTCGGCTCGGCGCCATGCACCCGCGACCAGCCGTCGACCGCCGCGGCGAATTGCCAGAACGAAAGCCGGCTGACCCGCTCGGGATCGACACCTATTGCAGCACCGAGCCCGTAGAATTCAGAGAACCGGACTGGTCCGTCGTCGCCGGCGCTTCCGGTTCGCCCGCCGGCGTCGGTTCTTTTCCCACGGGATCGTCGGGCACGCCGTACAACGCCGCGCCCAGTACCGCGCACGCCATCGCGCTCGCCTCGACAAACCGTCCCGCCGGTTCGACGTGCCGCTTGATCAGCACCAGCGCGCGATCAGTCTTCATGCCGGCACCGGCCAGACCGAGCCGCAGCACCTCGCGCACCTCATGCGGCCAGGCATCGCCGGTGGCCATCAGCTTGAACAGCCCTGTCGGACCTAACGCCGGCAACCCGAGCGCAACCCGCGGCCGGTTGATGGTTTCCTGCAATTGCTCGCAGTCGCCGATGGCAAGCCTGAATTCAATCGGCTTGCCCCATTCGGTCAGCGTGATCTTGCCGTCGGCCTGGCTCACTACGGGATCACCTCCGGCACCACGGCGCCATCTGAGACGATCGCCACCGTCATCTGCACCTTGTTGCCGCGGTCGGCGGTGATGACAAACTCCTGCAGCTTGGCCGGCATGATCCAGGCGTATTCGACCGGGGTGCCGAGCTCGATGCGGACGTTGCGGGTCTCGCCCGCGTTCCACCAATCTTCCCAGGTCGCGAAACTCTCTTGCGCCACCACGCCTGAGCCCGCGATCGCGCCCTGGTACGAAACGACATCGCGGCCGAGCCAGGACGGCGCATCGGGATCGTCGCAATCGGGAATGTTTGTGTCGTTGAGGTTGGCAGTCCGCGTGAAGCCTTTTGTCGTCAGGCCGCATGGATCGGTGAATACTTCCGGCCCGGCGCCATCCCCGATCTTCACCAGGAATTTCGAGAACGGATAGGTGGTGGCTTGGGTCATGTCGGTCTCTCCTGTTAGTCGGTGAAGGCGTGCACGGTGATCACGGCATGCGCGGTGATGCCGTCGGGGTCGCGCATGTACTGGGTTTGCTCGATCGTCATCTCGACCAGGCGGGCAGGCGTATCGATCGTGAGCTCGGCGAGGTCAAGCGCCTTGGCGACCGCGGTGCCGAGTTGCTTGACGGCGACGGTGTCGGGACCGGCCGCCCAGCCGTCGATGGTGACGAACGTCTCGCCGCCGTCGAGGCAGCTGCCGTGCTCGGGCAGCATCTGAAACGGCCCGAACGAGATGTATGGTTTGACCGCCCCGCCCGGCACCGCGTCGTAGATGCGACCCGCCACGATGGCATTGACGCCGGCGTCAGCCTTCAAGGCGGCGACGATGGCTTTCTGCAGTGCCAGAGACGGGTCGGCGTAACTCATACCGCCACCCCGGTCTCTGCAGCCATCTCGATCCAGATGCCGTGGCCGCTGTCGCCGATCAGGGGATCGATCGCGGTGCGGATGTTGTATTCGTGGCCGGCCTGGTCGGTGGCTTTCCAGTCGGTGGTGATCTGCACGGTGTCCGGCGACTTGCGCACCCGGATCACGACCGGCTGGCGTCCGGCGAGCCTGGCCGCATCGACGGCCTCGCCGCCGAGTTTGGCGATGATGTTGGCCGATACCGTGAAGCGATCGATCCAGCCCGTGGATACGTTGCCCCATTCATCGGACACGTTATCGCGCTCGGCGAACGTCACCCGATAGCGCAGGTCGCCTGCGCCGCTAACGCTTGCGAGGCCGGAAGGCATGGCTGGCGTCGATCGCGAGGTCGCGGGTCAGATAGCTGCCGGCCGCATCCGGGTCGGGGGCTGTGATGATACGGCCGGCCCCTGCGTTCTCGATCCGCCGGGCAGCGATCTCGAGCACGCGAGAGTAGGTGATCCCGCCGCGAAACCGCACCGTGCGGCGCGGATGCAGGGGATAGTCGAAGTCGCGGAACAGTTCGACGGTTTTCATGCGCGCGGATACCAGTAGGTCGAGATCACGTCGGTCATCCAGCCCGGCGACTGCGCCTCTGATCCGGCGACCAGGATCTCGCGGTTCTCGTAAAGGTGCGCGGTGTAGCGCAGGATGGCGTCGGTGATGCCGGGATCGAGCTCATCGGCGCTGGCGTAACCGGAGGGAATGCTGACAGCCATGCCGGCGGCGTATGGACCGGCCAGGCAATACAGGCCGATGCCATGCGTCGACATGGTCTCGACCATGTAGTTTGCGGACACGTCGCCGTCGGCATCGACCGCGATGTCATTCACGGGTGACACCGGAACGGTGGCAACACCTTCGCAAAAACTGCTTTCATCTGGCGACCACGACCACGTCACCGGGTTGACCGAAACATTGGTCACCCGTTCGAACCAGCTGATGGCGCGCCTGATGGCGTCGGTGATGTAGGCGTCGTCATAGGTGCCATCGACACGCAGATGCGACTTGACGATCGGCAGCAAGGCTGCCGGTAGAACCGCGCGGTCGAGCCCGGTGGCCGCGATCGCACTCATGCCGCCACCTGGCGGTAGATACGCTCGATTACCGGCAGCAGGTCACACGACAGCACTACGCCGTCGGCGCGCAGCAGCATCAGCGTCGAATCCGCGATGGTCATTTCCTGTATCCCGAAGCCGTCCTGGCCGCGGTCGCCCTTGTCGCCTTTGGCGCCACGCTCGCCGGCTGGCCCCTTTTCACCTGGTCGCCCCCTCACCCCCTTGGCACCGAGCATCCAGCCCGGTCCCGGCAGTTCGCCAGGATCGTCACGGACGGCCCGCCATTCGCTGCCGTTGTGGGTGACGACGTCCATAGCCCGATATTGCGCCGACGCATCCCAGAGGCCCCTGGCCTCGCCTGGATAGGCATCCAGCCCGCGCTCGCCCTGCGGCCCCGGTTCCCCTCTCGGCCCCGGTCCCCCGACGTCGCCGGCCAGTCCCCGCGGACCGGGATCGCCCACAGGACCGCGTTCCCCGACCGCGCCAGCCGCCCCCGTAGCGCCGGCGGGTCCAGGCGGGCCTTCGGCCCCTTCCGGTCCCGCCTCGCCCTGTGGCCCGCGCTGGCCTTCCTTGCCGGGTTCCCCTGACGGGCCGGGCTGACGGACCACGTTGCCATAGGCATCGATCAGTTCCGCGACCCTGGCCTCGAGGACCATTCGGGCATTGCGTTCCGTCGCCAGCACTTCGCCGACGGCAGCGATAATCGAGCTATGATCAAGCTGCATGGCTATCCATGGTCCGCTGCAACAGAAACCGGGCATAGGCTTTCGCCTCTTCCGGATCGACCTTGTCGTCCGCTTTTGGATCATCCGGCGGTGGCAATGCGGCCGGCGCCGGTGCTGGCGCCGTCAAGGCCTTGTCCCACGCCGACAGCGGCACGACCTGTTGCTGCACCCGCGGTTCGTCGCCGTCTTTCGCCGCCGGCAGGCTTTCATGGGCGCGAGCCTCATTCGGGCTGAAGATGCCGCCCTGCACCGCCCGCGCCAGTCCGTCGATGCGGTCCTTGAACGCCGAGCGCAGCAGGATCGAGCTATCCAGTTCGGAATATTCGCCGTCGACCTTGGACAGCCCGAACAGCCGGTCGATCGCGAGCTCGACCTGGTTCAGCGCGAAGCCTAAGCCCCCGCCGATCCAGAAATTCATCAGCGCCTCGGTCGATCCCATCGGCTGCGCTTCGGATCCGATGATCGCAAGCGGCACCCGGAACACTTCGGCAATCTGCTGGTCGCTCATCTTCTGCGCCTCGGCGAATTGCGCGTCGGCCTGGCTGACCGAGATCGGCTGGAACTTGAGCCCGCTGGTCAGGATTGGCGTGCCGCCGGCGGCGAGCCCGCGCGCCTGGTCGTCCCAGCGCGATCGCAATTCGCCGACCTGTGCCGGCGTCAGCACCATGTCGGTCTGCAGCACGCCGGAAGGCCGGGACTGGTTGGCATAGAACGCGATCGACTGCGCCATCATGGCGTTGCCGGCGCCGACAGCGAGCGCCGCCGCGGTCAATGGCGTATCGCCGATCAGGACATGGCGCGGCGTATGCAATCGGATGTGCAGCACGTCGCGCGCGGGGACGTATTGCAACGCCTCGAGGTTGGTCGCCTCGATGCGGCTGTCGATCACGTCGTTGCCGCCGAGCGCATAATAGATCTCGCCGCCGGCAATCTGCGGATAGCACTGCTTCGGATGCATCAGGTGCAGCGACGAAATCTCGAACCGGTCGTTGCGCAGCGCCAGCGCATAGGCGTTGCCGTTGAGGTACAGCGACCGCACCGCGTTGAGCAGGAAGTCGGAAATGGTCTGATAGTCGTTCGGGCTGCGCAGGATCCGGCATAGCGCCGAACTCGTCACCCGCTCGCGACCGCCATTGCCGAGCTCGCGCCAATGGTTGCCAGGGCACATCGCCACCGTCTGCGCATAGGCCGAGACGCAGGCTTCCACCATCGCCGAGGTGGCACTTCCCGACGGGTCGTAACCCATCTGCCAGAA